AAGGATATCATAGCTGCACTTGCAGAAGAAGGAGTTACCTATTCAGTATATGCAAAGACATTGCAGACACTAGAAGAGGCAGCAGAAGAAATTGAAATTTTACCAAAGTTTGATCCAAAAGCACAGACAGAGGATTCAGTATTGGTCCGTATGACAAGAGCAAACTTTAGATACGATATTCATGGGTACACATTTACAAATGATCATCCATTCGTAGCAATGTCTGAAGAAGATGCTCAAAAAATCTTTGATACAGAGGAGGGTTTTCGTTTAGCCACACCAAAGGAAGTTCAAGACTTCTATAACTAAACGAAACGTTATATATGGCAGAAGTATATAAGAACAGCAACGCACCAGCGTCTACTAAAATTTTTTGGGGTGGCGCTATTGTTGATGCCGAAGGTGATGTACGTGTAGACATATATGACATAACTGAAGACCCAGGAATTTTGCCATCCATTAATCCAGCGACACCAATACTTACAAATATCTTGGCGTCAAAGTCTGAGGTTGATTATGGATCATATCAAATTAATATTCCGTACTCAATAACAAATAGAGACAAGAGTCTAAAGCTTGTCTGGAGGTATCAGATGAATTCAACCAACATACAGCATGAAACATTTGTTAATGTTGTAACACCATATGCTTCTCTTGCTGAAGTTATTGAGGACCTTGGTCTTGGAACAGATCCATCTGACCCAATGTATAAAAGCTATCATGAATTAGTTATGGCAGAAAAATTTGCCCGTAAAGTAATTGAAAGCTATACAGGACAAAGATTCTATTTGTACGATAGCACTGAATCTATATACGGATCAGGTTCTGATGTTTTGCCATTGCCATTTAAAATTAATGCATTGCATGAGCTATATGGAAATGATATAAAGCTTATAGACAATATAAATGAAGAAACAAATTGGGTATTCAATCCAATAATTTCTGAGACAGGCTTTGGATTAAGAATAGATAGAACTAATACTCTTGACAACATAACATACAGTGCAAATGGATTAATCCCGCCATCAATTAATGACACATATCACGGGGCTTTCCAGAAAGACGTTAAGTATCGTGTTCAAGGAAAATTTGGCTGGGCGGAAGTACCAGACAATGTTGAGCAGGCAGCCATCCAACTAATAGGAGACTACTTCTCTAAGGATAGAGTCTGGACAAATAAGTACCTAAAGAATATTAAGACATTTGACTGGCAGTTTGAATATGCGTCAGATGCTTACAGAGGAACTGGTAATGCCTATGCAGATCAGTTACTCTACCCATATGTCATAAGCAGCATGGTTGTTATATAATGTTAGACCTTATAGACTCAATACTGGTAATGAGATTGGATCTATACAGACAGTCTGATTCACAAGACCCAAACACTGGGGCAATACTAAAATCTTGGAATTTTTATAAAACATTAGATTGCCACGCAAAAGGAATCATTAGCAACTCATCATCAAGTAGCACAAATGATAGACAGGTATTTGGAAACAAATACACAAACCAGCAAATGATCCAGGTTAGAACGTCAGAAAGAATAACCTACAGAGAAAAGGTTACTAATATTCGTGATGCAAAAAACAAATCAATCTGGACAGAAATAGATTTTCCAACAGAAACACCAACAGTTTTTGAGGTTGTTGGCTCAACTCCAATTACTGATCCATTTGGAAATGTGGTTGGATATAACACTACATTATCAAGGTCGGAGAATCAGCAAATTGGCATCTAATAATGTAGCGCTATTACAAGCAGCCAGTGGTTTAGAAAGACTTATGGTTGGCACCCCAACAAAAGGAACAATTAGAGATAGCAATGTCGCACAGATATCTGCATTCTTATATTACCAAGCAAATGTAATGGCAGAGCTAGAAGCAAATGAGGCATTTAAAGCTTTGTTTAAACATACATTATTTAAGCAAATAGATAAAGACTTTGGGCAATACATAGACGCATTATCCAGAACAAAGCCAAAAGCATTTCACCATGTTTATGAGTGGGGTAAGGCAGGAAAGCCAGCAGCAAGACTTTTTAAACTAAGAACAATTGATACAACAGGACTTTCTTTTAAAATAGATTTTGATTTTAAATTATCTAAGACTTCTGTCCCATCAAAGAATGTAAAACAAAAGAAGAAATATATATTTGAAAATAAGGCTTCTGTCATGGAAGAGGGTATGCCCGTAATAATCCGTCCAAGGACCGCTGAGAGGCTTGTCTTTGAGATTGATGGCGAAGTAGTCTTTATGCCTAAAGGGGCCTCAGTGACCGTCAAGAGCCCTGGAGGAAGGGCTTCTACAAACCAGTTCAAACTTGCCTATAGTATATTCTTTAGCGGACAGCTTGTTAATGAATCAATTAAGAATTCTGGCTTTCAGCAAATATTTGGATCTAAGATTACAAGAGCCTTGGCAGTACCACTTAATATTAAAAAAGTTCAATATTCTTTCTCCCCAAACAATGTAAGGCGGCAGGCAGATATGGCATTAACACAATCATTTGGAGGGGTACTATGACAAAATATAAAGTAGACTCAATATACGAAATAAGAAAATACCTATGGAAAGAGCTAATTGAATCTGGCGTGTTTGATGCTAATGATTATTACAGCGATAACCTTGGCCAAGAAATAATACCTATTATTCCAGTACAGCAACAGCCAGAACTTAATCAATTTTTAAGCGGGAAAAAGCATATAGTCTATGATAAGATAGGCCTAACGTATGAAGACATATGGCTATTATCTTGCGAGAAGATTATATTCACAATATATGCAATTGACGTGGCAGACATAAATGAGGTTAGAAACCTTATGCTAGACGTATTTAGAAGAATGGATGATTCGGCCAGAGATGTAAATGAATTTAGCTCAGAGTCTAATTTGATATTCCATAATACTATGATCCTGGAAGCCTCAGCCACGGCCCCTTCAGAAGAGATACAGGGATTCTTTTCAGCAGACATTATAATAGAGGTCAAATATTCAAGGGTTACAGGCCCAGGCGGAAGGTTTATTTGAGTTGCTTTTGGGGGGATTATACTCTAGAATTGTCCTAGAGGAAAAGAGCCTAGCCAGCACTTTTGATTTTTATAAATCAATATATATATTTATTTAATAGGAGGTAGTAAAATGGCACTAAACGCCAAAAATATTCTAGTCGGTGCATCACCACTTTATCTTTCAACAAAAGATTCAACTGATGCAGCATACGTAGAAAACATGTTAGACAAGGGAACAGTTGCTTTCACAAAGGGAGCAAAGGCTGCAGTTGCACTAGATGCATCAGCAGCAGTTCGTAACGTAGGTTTCACAAACAACGGTCTTCAGATTACTTACAACCCATCATACGGTTCAGTAACAGTAGATCAGCTTCTTGATACAGCAAAGCTATTCAAGGAGTCAATGGAAGTTATGATTGCAACAGAATTAGCAGAAGGTACACTAGAGAACGTTATGGCCGTATTTGGTCAGGCGTCATCAACAAAGTCAGGCACACTCTCAAAGGGAGCATCTGCAAACGATAACGTTGACGAAGTTCTTGGCCTTGAGGCAGGTGCTCTTGGAGTTGCTCCAACAGAGCGTCAGCTATTTGCAATTGGACAGGCTCCAACTGAAGTAACACCAAACACAGAGCGTGTATACTACGCACGTAGAGTATTGTCTGTACAGCAGTCACAATTCTCACTTGCTCGTAACGCAGCAACAACATTCCCAGTAACATTCCGTTTGCTTCCAGACGGTAATTACGCAGGATCAGAATACGGCAAGATCATTGACCGTGTTACAAAGAACTAATTAATTAATTTAATTATAGTCAGTCCCCCCAGAAATGGGGGGATTTTCTATTTGTGCTGATAAAATCTATATGATACAATAATTAAGACTAGATCCTAGGAGGATTCAAATTGGCAACAACAGTATATAGCGTAGAAGAAATTACTCTACAAAATGGCGTAACCGTAAAGCTAAAGCCTTTAACAATTAAAGAGCTTAGAAAGTTTATGGTTGTTATCCAGAAGACAGCAGACGTAACTACAGAAGACGAAACATTAACAATCCTTATTGAAGCATGTGCAGTAGCACTAGAAAAGCAGTTACCAGACTTGGTAAAAGATGTAGATGCTTTTGAAGATGTTCTAGATGTTCCAACAATTAACCGCATCCTAGAAGTATGTGGTGGAATTAAGATGGACGACCCAAACCTTCTAGCGGCAGCGGTTCTGGCTGGGCAGAACTAGATTTAGCCGCTTTATTAGGAGAAGTTTTTCTTTTAGGTAATTGGAAAAATTACGAAGAGCTAGAAGAAAGCCTCTCAATGCCAGAACTTGTTCAAACATTTAAGTCAATGCAGAAAAGTGAGTCAGAAAAAAGAAAGTTCTTAGCAGCAATTCAAGGCATTGAGTTAGATAGTGAAGAAGAAGAAAACAAAGGTCCTACCTTTGAAGATATACAAAGAAGGGCACTTGGAATAGAAGCATCAGGAGATGATGTGGTTTCATTACAAGGCCCATTTGCAGCAGAAGCTGGCTTTGGTGTTGGAGCAGGATTAGGATACTCAAAGGAGTAAATTACTTGGCTGAACAAAATATTAATACGAACATAACTGCGACGGCAAACTTTTCAAGTTTAACAGCGCAGTTAAGAGCCGTAACCGCCGAGTTAGTTAAACTTCAAGCTACAACCATTGGATTAGATAGAAATCTATCAAATGAAGTAGGCAGAATGAATCGTTCATTTGCCGAAACAATGCGAGCAACTGGACAATTTTCTTCACACTTTGTAACACTTGAATCTGATGTACAAAAGTTTGGAAAGAGGCTAGATACTGGCCGAATGAAACTTGGCGAGTACTTTGGAGTCTGGCAAGGACACACAAGAAAAACAAGTACATTAATTAAAGATCTTGCTAAGCAGCAAGTATTAATGGAACAAGCTGTATTGCAACCCCTGGGAAGAAATGCCCAGGGGCAAATGCAATACAATGTCCACGTAGCTAATGGACTAGATCTTTTAAAAAATAGAACTGCTTTATTAAGACAAGAGGCATCAATTCTTAACAAAGTGATGCTTGACGGATCCAACCAGCTTATTAACTGGGGTAAAAATACACAGTGGGCAGGACGCCAGTTAACAGTTGGATTAACAGTTCCAATGATGGCATTCGGTGCTGCAGCACAAAAAGCATTCCTAGAAGCAGACCAGCAGCTAGTTAGACTTACAAAGGTTTACGGTGGTTTAGCAGAAACATCTTCTGCAGAACTAAAGCAAGTTAGAAAAGATGTCGAGGAGACAGCAAAAGAATTAGCGTCTATCTATGGTGCATCATATAAAGAAACAATCGCATTAGCAGCGGATATTGCAGCAACAGGCAAGCAAGGAAATGACCTGCTTGTATCAACGCAAGAAACAACAAGACTTTCTATCCTTGGTGAAGTAGATAGACAAGATGCAATGAAAGCAACTCTTGCTATTCAAAATGCATTTAAACAAAGCA